CGATGCAACTGCTGGAAGTAATCCGCAGATTTGAAGATCGCGGTGCAATGGAGCGAGCCAACAAAGCCCGCAGAAGATGCGGCGAGGTTTTCCGTTACGCTATTGTCACTGGTAGGGCTAAATATAACCCGGCACCTGACCTTGCTGACGCCATGAAGGGATACCGCAAGAAGAACTTCCCGTTTCTTCCTGCAGACCAGATCCCTGCATTCAACAAAGCACTGGCAACATTTTCAGGAAGTATCGTATCGCTCATTGCGACCAAAGTTTTACGCTACACAGCCCTAAGAACGAAAGAGCTTCGTTCCATGCTATGGAAGAACGTCGATTTTGAAAACAGGATTATCACCATCGACGCCAGTGTGATGAAGGGACGCAAAATTCATGTGGTCCCGATGTCAGACCAGGTGGTTGAACTTCTCACTACGCTAAGCTCCATCACCAAACCAGTATCAGAGTTTGTTTTTGCCGGGCGCAACGATAAGAAGAAGCCAATCTGCGAGAACGCGGTTCTACTTGTGATCAAACAAATCGGCTATGAGGGTCTAGAAAGCGGTCACGGATTCAGGCATGAATTCAGCACGATTATGAACGAGCACGAATGGCCTGCTGACGCTATTGAAGTGCAACTGGCACATGCCAACGGCGGATCTGTGCGCGGTATTTACAACCATGCTCAGTATCTCGATAAGCGCAGAGAAATGATGCAGTGGTGGGCGGATTGGCTTGATGAGAAGGTAGAGTGATCCGCCTTAACAACTATCGAAGAGCACAAAGCCTTGTGTGTCTCATAGGCTATGAAACAATCATTTTACATGGTTACTTCACTACTTCCGCACAATATGATATCGTTCACAATCTAAAAACATTAATAATTTATCCATTACCGCGGTTAATGCCCGTCGCTTCCAACGGGCTTTTTTGTAAATTATATTTTTATTACCTTATATTAATATTGGTAATATGTCTGCATGATGTTTTATATTTATTGCGTGAGCTTCGCATGATAGCTGGAGCATCTCTTGTCATCACTAATTAGCTCCGCTTTATCCGTTCTTGCCCATATTATATTTCTTTTTATTATTTTTGCTGGATTACCGGCTGCTGCACACATAGATGGCACATCTTTAGTTACAATACTCCCATACCCAATGACAGATCCGCTTCCAACAGATACTCCTTTCATTATAGAGACATTTCTCCCTACCCATACGTAACTAGATATAATGATATCTTTTGCCCAATTAATCCTTTTTTTGCTATGAATATCAAATATAGGATGCCCATCTGATGCACGCAAAATAACATCTCTTGCTATCATGCAGTCATGGCCAATTGTAACATTGCACTTATCAGTGACGACTTCAAAACCTGCACCTATTGTCGTTCTTCTACCGATAATAACTTTTGAACCTTTTGTTGCGACAATATCACCTTTAATCTTACTGTTTTTATGTATTCTTACGTAATTATTATCACCCCTAAATATTACGGTAAGCCATCGACACTCAACATCATCTTCTATAATAAGTTTGTTATTGTTTCCATTGAACTGAACTTTATTCTCTTTGCTATTTACAAGATCTCCACATACAAAAATATTACCTGATCCATTATCATCAACGGAAAACGAGTCTTGAGTCTTGAGTCTTGAGTCTTGAGTCTTGAGTCTTGAGTCTTGAGTCTTGAGTCTTGAGTCTTGAGTCTTGAGTCTTGAGTCTTTCCTACGTTATTTTACCACTAGTTACTTTTCTTGTCATTAAAAAGCATTTAAATTTTTATATTTAATTTCGTTGACGTCAATGTTTTTTGCCAATGTACTTACTTCTTTATGTGAGCAGTTCATATTTTTGACGCCAACGAAACATTTAGTGCTTCCCTTCTATTAAGTCTAACCTAGCTTTTATTCTTTCTATTTCTCTGCGCTGCCATGCCGCCTCGATATAGAATAAGAGATCAGGTCTGACCCCCCATCTAGATCCTGCTGGCGTTATTTCAACGCGCTCAATGATGTCTTCCATTACCATCATCAACAATGATGCTCCCGTCATTATCAGTCAGCGGCATTTCCCTTTGGCCAGTAATGACGTCATCATATACTGCGGGATAATCGTCATAGCAAAGAAACGCATAGCGGCATGTTGTGCTTTCTTCTTCCATGAGTCCGTGAGAAATAAGAACATCACGAAGTTGCTGCGCGATTACACCATGATGTATCCTCGCCCCTTCTTCCCCCTTTATAGCGACAGCGTTCAGCCATTTATAAGCGATATACCTGACGTCACCCCAGGCATCCAGCAATGCTTCGTCAGGAGAGACCGGCTCTGTCTTTAATGTTCCGTCACTGGTAACCACAGGATTGGAGCCAAGATAAACTGTCGAGAACCTGTTTCCCGGACCACCAAGAGCATTTACATTATCAAGATAAGGTTTAACATCTCCGTTCTCAAAAAGATGTTCGAGTGCGTTATATACCGCGCGACGTGGAGTACTGCTTCCGGAACCATGCAACGTTATCATTGCACCATCTGCTGAAGACGTTGTTTCACCGCCGCTAACGATTAATCTCTGAGCGGTAACATCATCAGACGGTACTTTCTTCGCAATAATGGCGTAATTACCCTCAAGTTTGACTTCCGCGCGAACTTGTCCTGATGTACCTGCATGGACAGTCAGTGACTGGACGGCAACATCATCTGTGAAATCAACGGGTACAGGAACCGTCCTCACGCCTGACGTCGACATAAAAGTAGGAAGCGTTCTGTTAGGAGTGGCTCCGTAGACAAAATCCCTTGAAACAAATTCTTCCTGTTTAATTTTCACCCTGAAACAATACAAATCAGCCGGGTGACCATCGTGAACATAAGGATATTTTCTGTTGTTATCCCCTATGCTCCATGGGTTTAGAAAGTCTTCCCCACCGAAAATGTAGTACAGCCAGTTGTCTTTGATACAAACTGAACCAACACCAACCGCAGAGTTAACTATTCCGCCCTGATAAATCTGATCAGTAACATTAACCCACTCTACATTATCCAGACTCCACTCATTGACGTTAACTCTGGTCATAAATGTTCTTGGATAGTTTCCTGCATAACGGTTATCAGGTTCTCCTCCTTCCCACTCACCAAATGCGCGCTCACTGCCAAAAATAATCAGCTCATCGCCAACTTTGGCAAAAGGAAGGTTTGAGTGATGAACATTATTTGGGAAGCGAAGAGAATTCCATGATGTACCTAAATCAGAGCTTCTGTGCAATGAACTACCGGGTTGAGTACTTAATGTCCCCCTGGTCGTCAGATACAGAATGCCATCATAATATTTTACACATGGCTCAGATGCATTCGCCTCATATTCTGCAGGTATGCGTCTGCGAACAAAGCTACCAGGAGAACCGAAAGCATCAGAGAAATAGAGTATCCCAAGCTCGCGTGGACCAATATCACCATTATGGTAGCCAACAGCAAAACTGTTATCGCTAATCGTCGCAAAACTGTGAATCTCAGTAACAGGAGTGCTTCCGTCAACAAAAGAAGGAATAGTTCCAAGACTGGTTTTTCTCCATGGTGACGAGTGAAATGATGTACCAAAACTCCAGTATCTACCCTCGTTATTCTGATCCACATCCTGGGTATTTTGCGTCGTAACTGTAAAAGTATTTTTATCAATAACAGTAGTCACCGTCATATTCCCGGTAACACCTGTAACACCAGAGTTTGAGAAGTTGACAAAATCACCAGCAAATAATCCGTGATCAGTAATGCGAATATAAGCGACTTGCTGATTTGCTGCTTTCGTTATACCACCATAAGCGCGAAGGCTGCGACTCATTGGGCGATCCCACAACTCTGCAACCTGCAGTTTATTTCCGCTCACGGTCCGCGTCTCAATTACAGCAAAAAGGCGATTTCTGACAACCCCCATACTCATGCAGTGATAGTTAACTGTGGGATAGTTTTCATGTAAATCTGTAAGCCATTCCGGCGTTGTCCAGGTCCTCCCGTCATCTCCTGAGCGAACCCATGCAACATGGAGGTTATTTACACCATGGCGGTCTCCAGCCATAAAAGGCGCATAGATGACATTGTCATATACAAACGTTTTATCCTGCGTCCAGGCGTTGTACCACGGTGTATCTGTAATTTTAAATAACTCTCCCTGGATAAAATCTTCAGAAGCATAAAAAAGAGGCTGACCCGGTATTCTCTCAAATAAAAAACGAGCATTTTTAAATCGACTGACATCTGGAAGAGTTGATACTTTAAAAGTAAGCCCTCGCCCATCTATCTTTTCACCACCTGTTGCAACAGAAAGTAATTCTGATAGAGCTGATGTATCATCATGAACACCATCACCAATAGCCCCCCAACCTCTTACATCATAACTGTCTCTCCATCTTGCTATCTGAAGTTTTGGGTATTTATTCGCTCCATCTGGGTCTTCTAATTGCTGCCGTAACTGATCAGGATCATACTTCAGCACATTCGGAAAATAGAACTGCTGCACACCATATGCATCATAAACAGCCATAGAATGGCCCTGTACAGTAACGAATTTGGCAATCTGTCCGTTATATACCGGATATCCAGCAGCGTTAATGATGATTGGTTGCGAAACAGGAACGTGAGAACCGTCTTCATTCTCCACATAAACCTGAATCTGGTTTTCAGGATTTACTGGGTCAGTGTCAATTTTACCGATATAAATCTTTCCATTAGCTACGGCTTTAAAAGAACGAGCCATAGTGAAGAGTTGCGAAGGCATGCTTACCACAACATTGGCATTTATTGAATCTGTCATTTAATTTGCTCCAGATACAAGGAATCACCGAAGCATGGCTACGATGAATTTTGGGCATAAAAAAACCCAGCCGAAGCTGGGTTGTCGCGTTGGTTATCTGTCAGTAGTTATGTACTGAAGGAGGTAATTCTTTATTCTTAAGTCTCATCCATGCGGAAAGATTCGTTGGTCCGTCTGGCTCATTGATATCAACATCTCGTGTGTGGTTTATTAAAACGTCTCTTGCCATTCCGATAACATACGAGAACTCATGGCCATAGTCGTAGCATCTGCCGGAATAGTTCGATTGAATTTGTTTTAGCGCCGGATACAGTTCGCGGAATAATGCCTGTGCGCGGTTGGCATAATCCCATAACCATACAAGGCTGTTTGCTTCTTTTGCAGAAAGCTCGTTTGCTTTCTTCTCTTGTTTGCCGATTAACTCGCCTTCAAGCGGAACGCGAGCTGCAAGTGACAGAGCTTCGGTAAACTGCTCATCGCTGATTTCTTTGTATGAACATCCAAAATGGGATTTCAGTGACGACCACATGGTGATCATCGCCTTAGCCTGTTTTTCCTTTGGCAGAGACTGACCGCGACTCATGACGAGTTGTTTAATGGCTTCCTGCTGTTCAGTGGTGATTTTACCCGGCAACGCCTTTTTAGCTTTGCGTGGGTTAACTACATGGCCTTTAGTCCAGTATTCGTAGAGCACATCGTCACACTCTTCCTGATACTGGATTACCTTGTCGCGGATTTCAGGGCGGACTTTGTTAGGGCTAATGGTTTGCAGCCAACCTGCAAGTTTGCGAAGTGCCAAACAAATAATCTCACGGCGCTGTTCATCACTAGGAAGCTGCATTGTGATTTTCACAATGGAGGTTTTAAACCGCTGCTTCATTTTCGTAAACTGTGAAGCCCAATCCATACCCATGCCTTCAACGATAGGTTTCATTGGGGTATACGGTTCGCCGTTGTGATTGACAACATAAAGCTCTGCGCCGTGGAATGGTACATTGATAGTAGATACTGCTGTTGCTATACTTTTCATGTCGTTAATTCCTATGCGTGGTTTTACGATACCGAAGCCCTGACTGTTCCCGCAGTTGGGGCTTCACTGTTTTGATTTCTTTGCCGCATCAAGCATCACTTCTGAAAACGTGCGCTTGCCACTGAATACTCTTTCTCTTCTCAATTTTTCGTTCGTGCCAAATGATTCGCCATGAACAAAATTTGGTCTTAAAATGGTAATCGCAATCTCTTTGACTACTGCATCCAAGCGAATCACACCGTTACCCCCTCTCTCTTCAGGCTGTCTATCAGGCGCTTGATAACCTCTGAGTTAAACGACCTGCACTCTTCCTTTGCCCTGCTACCGATAGCATCCTTTAACGACTGCGGCATCCTTACCAAAATCTTACTTATTTCTTTCTCCATGTTACCCTCCACACAAACAACTCTTTTCGAATACAAAAGATAGCAAAGTGAGTATATCTAGTCAAAATTTTTTTGCATACACTTTGATATCAAATTGAATACCAAAGGTGTGATATGGCAAAGGGTGTGTCAATTTCTCCAACTACGGTAAGAATCCCTGAATCTTTACGCGAGGCTCTTGCTGTCAGAGCATCAAAAAATGGTCGCTCTGTTAACTCCGAGATCGTCATGATTTTGCAAGCCGCGATTGATGAAGATAGGTCGCCAAAGTCAGTTGAGTCATTTGCTCAGCAAGAAGCTGACAAATTCAAAGAGGCGCTGCTTGAGACGCTAAAGACCATGTATGGTAAGGATGAAAAATAATGCTGCACACAATTCATTTCTTATGCCCCGTTAACACTGCCACTGTTGGGCAACTTCAGAACCACTGTCTCACCGCATTATCTCAAGGCGCAACTGAATTAAATATCCATATATCAAGTCAGGGAGGGGAAACTGCCGCTGGCTTTACTGCGTATAACTTTCTTAAGTCACTCCCTGTTACCGTTAGAACTCACAACATAAGCAATGTTGAATCCATAGCTAATATCGTTTTCCTGGCTGGCTCAGAACGTTTCGCAAACCCATTATCAAGATTCCTGTTACATCCTCTATTATGGGGCTTTGCCTCCCCAGCCGCCGACCATGCCAGATTGAGAGAGTACGGGAAATGCCTCGATAACGATCTTGATCGCTTCGTTGAGACGTTCAATATCGACATCGGAACCCATATTAGGTGGGCATCCCTGATAGCAGACTCGACCATTTTGGATGCTAACAAGGCTCTTGAGCATGGCATAATTAATTCCATAAAAACTGCAAGGCTGGCATCCAATCAGGCAAACTGGTGGGTTGTTTGATGGGTAAATCATGATTACTCCTTATAAAAAACCCACCTGACGGTGGGTTTTATTAGTGCTTGTATAGCTTGAACTCCCTGTCGAGCCATAAGACATAAAAAGTGGCTCCTATCTTATAACCAACCATAGGTGCCTTAGAGCAAAATCTGAACGCAATGAAATCCACATCTTGAGTAACATGCTTAGGAATCGGAGCCTTTATCGCGTTTCTGGCAATTTTTTCCGTCCCAAGCCCGTGTTTATCAGATTTTCGTATCTCATCCCATGACATCTGACTTAACCTGAACAGCCTATCTGCAAATGCTGCCTTTTCATGCTTTTGGCAGCAATCTAGGCAATACCCCTTTTGTAGGTATCTAAGAGAAAATACAGGCGGACTTTTGTCTACATCATGAGATTCGTGATGGATAGAGAGGCCAACAGTAGCAGAGCTCTCTTTATCCCTCTGTTTTATTCTTCCCTTAACTCTAGACATACACGTCAGTTAATTAACGTTTTGAAAAAACCTTTCATAGAATCAAGTGTGATTTCTTGGCTAACCGCACCCTCAATGTAAGCATCTTTCCATGGCTGCTCTTCGTGAGTCATATTGCGCAGTTTCCAGGCAGAAAACTGACCATAAACTTTATACACCTCATCCAGCAATTCAATTTCATCTTCACTGAATTTTTTAGCGTCAAAGTTTTCTGGCGCAGGTAAAGCTCCGTTACCACAGTCCCTATATTTACGATACAATTCAGGAACTACTGGCCCATGCATCCAGGCTTCAATTTTCTCATTAAATAGCGGCTTACCCAGAAGAACCAGAGAAAACCCTTGGGCATAATACGTCAACTTCTGAATTTTTAGGTTAGAGATAATGTCGCCACTTTCTTCATCGCAATGCGCCAAGAAGTAGTCGGCGACATCAAAACAAGTGAGCATAAACATACCTCCATCTTGATAGCCGCAGCTATGTATACAACTGTGTCAAGTTGCATTTAATACCATAACAAAGCTGTCATCAATCCTTCAGAGGCTAACTTACAACCACTTTCTCGACACGTTTAAATCATTACGTTTCACATTTACTGCATTTTCGCCGAAGTTACCTATAAGGTAATGTCACATTTCCTGCAAGTTTCATGCAATGTTGAAAAGTGAGCTATTCACTTTTCTATGACACCAAACACCAAAAATAGCACTTTTTGCTAAATCATTCGTCCAGGTTGTGGATGGTTTGTCGTTGACACGTTTTCACACACCACTCCACCAATAAAGTATCATCTGGTATCCTGAGCAAAACTAAGGAGGTTGGTGTGAGGCAATTTCTTGCTGCTATGTTCTTATTCATATCTTTTGGGGCTACAGCAGAGTGCTGGGTAGTTGGAGATATGCGCGGAATAAGCTATTCAGAACGAAATAATTTCCAACCAGAAGAAGATGGTTTTAGTGGAACATTCATCATTAAGACAAGCGGTGAAGATGCCAGCATCACATATTCTGGGGCAGATGCGGGCGGCATGGCTTACAAAGCATTGTCTAAAAACTCCATCATAGGAATCGGCGCAAATGGCGAAACTCAACGCGTTATCGACTCATGGGTAATACATCCTACTGGAACAGTTTTAATGTCAAAAACCATTTCCGGTTATGGAAATATGGATTCAACCAAAGCTTTTGTTGGAAAAGTAAAAAGAAAATGTTAACGATTGAATCCAATTACCCATACGTTACTGCTGTGTTGCCTCAGTAGCAAACAGCGGTCTGATGGCATTCGCAGCATTATTCAGCGCTCTTTCATAAGCTGGCGTTCCAGCTTTAGTGTTTGCCAGACGTAAGAGCGCATTCCTTGTTGCTTTGGACTCATACAGGCGCATCATTGTACCGAAACCAGATTCAAGCGCCAGTGTTGCCCCAAGAGTCGCAGTTGCGCCAATCGTCCTTATCCTGTTGGCTTGCGATTGCCCTGTCTGAGTTACAACATTTGCGATGTCTGACCTTGCTGTTTGCTGTAGAACTTCATGAAGAGCATCAAGCTCTTTCATGTGTCTCCCACTGAATATCGTGTTATATATCTGACCGTCAGATTGCGACTTCAACTTATTTAACTCGGTAAGAAATTTTGTTGGCGAGTCTCCTGCCTTTTCTGCAATCTTGCTAATATAAGCAGCACGCATAGCGTTCTTTCCATCTTCACTAAGAGCAGGCCATATCCTCTTAATATCTGATGGTTTTCTGCTGAATACAACGCTGTTTATTAGCTCTGGAGTAAACTCTTTTTTAGCTTTGTTGAGATTGTTCGCAATCCTTTTATTGAGAACCTTATTGAAGACGTTGGAGTAGTCAGAGTTTGCTTTGACGTATCTGGCAGCCTCTCCAGCCCCCAAATACCGTGCTGCGTTATTCCTCAAATCTGAACCCATTGCCCTCTCCACGGCATCAGTTGCGGCTTTCGCGCTATTAGGAAAAACCATGGCATCTCCCTGAATACTTTCCCTTAATGCTGACCGCAACTCTCTCAATAGTCCAAAATCTACATCTGGTTTAGCAAGCTCTTCTCGCAAATCGGATAGCCCGCGAATCAAATCCTTATTTGCCACTTTCCCAAGCCTGTTAGCCCTGGTAAGCACGTTGTCGATAACCTTAATGGATTTTGATGTGTCAACAGGTGTATCTCCCATTTTAGTTGTAATGTCTTCAATAACGCTTCCAGCTGAATCCTTCCTTGACTTCAGAGAACCATACAGATCGTCAACAACAACTGATGGGCTATATTCACCATATTTCTCAAGCTGTTTTTTAACTAGCTGACTTCTTTTTGCATATTGCTCCGCACGCTTTGAACCTGTCCCGAGCAAAGCCCCCTCGGCATCCTGAGTAAGGCCGCGAGTGAAAGCATTTTTCGGCGGGATAACATCAGATGTCATTGGTGTCACGCCCATCGATTCTGATGTGGCAATTTTCTTCGCCACTTCTGGCGCAATATCACCTTTTATAGCCGTTATTCCACGCCCTATTCCCTTTGCTGCTGCGGAAAGAACCCCCTGAGCGGCAAGGTTAACTCCGGCATTTTTTGCTGCATTTTGTGCGAAATCGCCTTTCTGATTTGCGGCCTCTGCCAGTGATCCAATAGCCATGCTTCCTGCCGTTCCAACTCCTGGAACTAAATACCCGCCAATTGTTTCTCCAGTTTGCGCATAAGGGTCTGTCGGTCGATCGACTGGACGATAGACATCATCCAATACTTTTGGACCACCAAGCCCCTGACTGATTGCATTAATCAGACTTGCGCCACCCTGCAATACGTCAAATGGTATGTTTACCAGACCACGACCAGCCTGTTCTGCAATTTGCCCTGCACTTTGACCACCTGTGAGCCAATCGCCAGCTTGTTGCATCAATGATGGTTCTTCCCGTGTTGGTGCATTATTGGCCTGATTAACTGTTTGTTGCTGAACAGCCTGACCAGCAAAATACTCATCAATGGCGGCCCCAATATCTTCGGTGCTCGTACCATCAGGAAAGGTAAATGTCTTACCGTTTGCAGTTACTTTCATCATTCCACCGTAAATTGAATGCCTGATTTTGAGGTATATGATCCAACCTGATTCCGTGGTTCTCCTGAAGGTGTCGAATCTTGTGCTGGCGCTGCGTCAGTATTCATTGACATATACCGCTTAACGGCACTCCCCAGTGATTCACCTTTTTTAACATCCAACCCCAATATCTGACCGCCATTACGCGATTGTCCAGGGTTGCCATTCGCGCTCATCCACTCGGCTTTAAACTCATTAAACTGCGCGTTTCGTCGCTCAAGGTTTGCCATTGCATCAAGCCATCTTGCGACCGTCTCAGGGTTATCCATGTCAGTTGGCGCACCCTGTCGAACGATCTCAACGTCTTTATCCGTTGCTGGGCCGGGAGGTAGGAATTTAAGAACCTGACTGTTAACAAGGGCATTTTGGCGGATGCGCAAATCACGCAATGTCGTATCGCTTCCGGTAAGTTTTGCGAACATGTTCTGTGCGTTACCGAACAAACCTGTCGTTGGTTTTTCTGCTCTGAACTGTTGAGCAAGCGCACTCATAGAATTGGCTGAGTTTGATGATGCTGTGGCATTGTTTACAGCCGTCTCGATGCCTTTTTCCATGTTTACTGACAGCTTAGGTGCTTCACTAATCAACTGCTGAGCCTTTTCCTGCGCTTGCTGCATCTTAAACCCGAACTCTTGCTGATCCAGAGCCAAGCGTTGTGCTGCGATATTGTGCCCAGTCATTGCTGACTGATAGGAAAGGTTTTGCCCTCTCGCCTGAAGTGCTTCTCCAGCCTGATTGCTGCGGATTGTCTCTGCCAGTTTGCCTCGGTCAATTTCACGACCAGCCATCTTGTCCTGAACAGCAAACGCCTTTTCTGGTCCAAGCGCACCGAGAGACATAGTAGTCAGCATGTGTGATAGCTGCTCTGGATTCTGGATACCTGTCTGAATCATCCAGTCAGCATTCGCCCCCACGCGATTTAACCTGTCCTTGTTGTCAGTAATGAATTTACTGTAGGCTTCCGGTCCCTGGGAAAGAGCGACGTTAGCCCTCATGGCTAAATCGCCCATATCGTTGCGTTGCTGCTCATTAAGACCGGAAAACGCCTGTTGTGCCTGTGCAACAAACGCTGGATTTTCCTGGGCAAACTTAAATAGTCCAGATGGATCACCAGAAGCCCATGCATCAGCGTGAACCTTATTGAACGCACTAATAGCTTTCTGTTGCTGTTCCTGATTGTAAATATCAGCAACTCCAGCCAGACCACGTAACGCGGTCAGACCAATGTTATTTGCACCTGAGCGAGCCAGTTCATTGTTTTCGCGGATCAGACCAAGCGTTGCGTTAATGTCGCTTGCCTTTGGCGCATTCTCATTTACCCTGTTGCCACGTAGCCATGATTACCCCTTAAAACAACGAGCCAAGCAGACCAAGACCGCCGCCGATCGCAGCCCCCCACGGAGTTGATGAACCAATTAATTTCGCAAGTCCAGCCCCAGCAATGGCACCAGACGCACCTCCGCCAATAGCAGATTGCATTGCTGATGGTCTGTTGGCGTTTGCCGCTGCAAGAGCCGCGCTTTGCTGTGAAATCTGGCTCATGTTGTTGGCATATGTTTGCCCAGCATTTGCCTGCCCCTGAAGCGCGCCAAGACCAATATTTGCCAGATTCTGGTAGTTGTTCATTTGTCCAGATAGCCATTGCTGACCAAGCGTTGGTGCGATTGTTGCTAACTGATTACTGGTTGAGGTGGAACCCAATCCACCTGTTGCTTCCGCTGCCGCCAGACTCTGATAGCGAGCCTGACCTGCAAGGTCTTTATACTGCTGAGAGTTGTAATACTGGTTAAGTGCCTGACCTTGCCCCTCCAGAGACGATAAGTTCTCGAGGCTGCCGACATACTTCTCAGCCAGAGGAGTAAACGGCTTCAGGTTATTCATGATGGTGTTGAACTGCTGATTTTGCAGGTCTGCGGCATACTTCTGAGCTTCTGCGGCATACTTTGCACTTTTATCGGAGCCACCTTTCCCGCCTTTTTCAGGGCAATAAGGTTCCTCGCCGCGCAGTTTTCTGCCCAGCTTAAATGCATATAACATGGCTATCTCCCGTGATTCAGGAAGTCGATTAGTTCTTCGCGTGTGGCGCTGTAAAACGTCACGTCATCCACGCCTTTGAAGTATTTCTTGATGGTTCCTACACGCTTAAGGCCAACCATTGCGCAGTACATCTGCCCGTGGCGGAATTTGCGTGCAGCGAACGATGTGACGCACTGAACGGTGGTGTTAGTCAGAATGTATCGCCAGAACGCCAGCCCGATTTCCTTGCTGAAGCCGCGAATCTCTGGCAGGTACATGGCGTGGCAATCAAAGGTTAGCGGCTGAATCTCCTGATAGTAAACAATTCCGCCGAACTGCCCGTGCACGTTCACCTCAAAGTAACGGCATTCAGGTTTGTAGTCGTATCCATCACCGTTGTTGCTCCCGGCGATAATGTCATGGTGATTTCCTACGGCTTCTATCAGGTCGATGTTTCGCGTTGGTTTGAATGTAATCATCAGTCAATCAGCCCATGTAATCTAAGTGCCGTTTCAATCGCCAGAATACGCTGCCGCGCCTGCTGCAAACCTGTAGCGAGAGCCGCGACTTCGGATTGTGTGTACGTAGTGCCGACCGTGTATGACTGGTTAGCGTTGAATGAGCCAAGAAGAGGTGTACCTGTGGCTGCAGTCCATCCGGTATTTCTTGCTCCAACAACCTGAATTCCATCAACTGAATATGATGTTTTTACATCCAGCGGTGACGCAAGAGACTGCGATTCGGTTACGGTTTTCGATACGTAATCACTCTTAATGCCAGAGACATCGTTTTCTACGTCATCCAGTCTTTGGTCAACAGTGACCAGATGCGCCTGAATATCGATAACCTCATCCAGCAAGTAATCAACATCGCTACGCAGTACGACTATCTTCCCTTCGGCAGTTGTTAACCTGACCTCAAGTAGATTTATCGCTTTTGTGTTTGCGGTGATTCTTGCGTCGTGATCAGCCAGTTCGACATCCTGTTCATCGTTTTTTACCTGGGCATCGTAAGCGCCCTGACCAGCCTGATTTGCCTTCCCGGCAATTGCGCCGACATCAGCCCCCTGATTAATGACATACAGCAGGTAAGACTGGCTGAATATATTGCGTGGAAGGATTGATGTATCGAGTCGTGTAGCCTGAATTGTTACCGGCTCATTGAGATTCGAATCAGCCATTACTCAATCCTTATCTGGCAACCAGACAGAGTGACAGGTGACTTCGTGATAACGCGCAATTTGAAGCCGACATTTTTCCTGATGCGCCCTACTCGCTTCCACAAAACACGTTTGTCGTAAACGAACGGTTCATTCTGCTCAATCATCTGCTCACGCCCGTAATTGATGCCGTCAGTGGTTGCAGAGAGAAAAAGGCGGTCAGCATACTGCGCAACGCCAGTTGACGACTCAACCTCAAGGTCGAAAACTCTGGCGTTATCCGCTTTGAACAACGGAGTAAACAGCAGGTGTTCCTGTTGCCTGTCGTACTGGCTGCTGATATCGAACTGCAATTTCCCTGTCATCGATTCAAGCTTATCGCCGCACGTAATTTGGTTGCCTTCGTAAATGAAGTCGATAGCGCGGTACACATCGTCATACAGGCCTGTTTTCAGTACACACCATTGCGGACCATTGGCGCTTGAAGATGCGTCGTACACGAGGACGTGGCGCGGCAGGTGAATAATCAGCAACTCATGAGCATCAAACCGCAACGATTCCATCACGCCATCAGCCAGTTCATCAGCAGTGTAGGAGCGGAGGATTTTCTCAATGCTCGCGCTGGCTATTGGTGATACCTGACCGGAGCCGATGATGTATACAGAAGGCGCGCCTGTTGCCGGATTGCTGATGAACGCATACGAATCAGCAAACGGCGTTTTGCAGTAAGTCCCGGCAATACCTTTCTGCACCATCAGCGATGGCTGTGCGACATACAAAGCGGCACCAACAGTGGTTGCACCAGTCATGGAGAAATATTCAATCGTTGATGAACCAAAGCAGACAATGAAGTCTCGCCATGTTCCGATGCCGATAATGCCGTCAGGCTGCGATTCTGCGCGATATTGTGCGCTGTATCGGTCAGGGTGCGATTCGTCTTCAGGGTCAGTAATAAACCATGAATCCGTGCCGTCTTTTGACCACGCATAACGCCCACGTAAGCGTGTAATGTCGCGGACTGAACCTAACTCATACTGCGTAAATCCGCTGTCTGCAGGCCAGTTTGAGACGGTTTTAACCGTGCCATCATAGCGATACTCAACCAGTTGACCATTAACGCCTACAGCCTGAGATGTTCGACCATGCGCCATTGATACACGACCACTTCCGGCAACATCACCGACTTCACTTTCTCCTTTGTACAGCTTGCCGCCACACACGCGATAAACAGCATTCTGCGCCATGTTGTACTCAACTCCGCGCGATACACCGTTTACATCAGAGCGTTTGGCAATGCCCGGGAATGAGCGAAGATATCCGCTGCTGTTAAGGATTTCTTTGGGTGTAGCCAACATATTCACTGGCAGATAGTCGATATAGTCGGCGTTTCTAAAGTCTTTGCCGACACCTTTCATAAGCGGAAGTTGCTGAATCGGCATTTATTCACCTCACGTACTCGGATCATCTTTCTCGATGTAAAACCGATTCCACGTAAACGCGCTTTTGTTACCACTACCGCGAGGCATGTCATTTCGCCGCTCAAGTGGTGGTATTTTGGTTAAAGCGATACAGATTGTCTGATATGCACTGTCAGCAGCGGTAAGGAGAGCGTCTGACGGCTGAATGACGTTATCCATGCACACTTGCACAGCGAGTTTCAAAGCGACGCCATCATTTGCCCATGCAGGGATACCTGAATCATCGTCAGGTAACGGCATGATGCCGTTTTCTGTATCAGCAAACTGATATCCAAGCTCGATACCTTTAGCCTGCCATGCTGCCATCATGTCTTCGAGGTCATTAATGGCATCTTCAATTGCCTGAGGGTCAGCATCTGTCAACGTGGCATTGGAATACAGCCCGGCTTTTCGTAAAGCCTTTAGAACGAGATCACCCTTCGTTTTCGCCATCTTCTTCCGCCTTAGCCACTTTTTGCTTCGTTGCGGTTTCTTCAGGAGTTTTTACCCAACCTTTTTTCAGGTGAGATTTAACTTCTTCGTCATCAACAATGACGTAATCGACAGCAAACTGACCACAGGTGATCATGTTGCCAGGCTTATAGAGCATTGTTCGTGCCATTGTCTTCTCCCAATAAAAATGGGGCCGAAGCCCCACCAAAATTACTGCCCGGCAATAACGATGCCCGTATATTCAGGAACAAGTACAGAGCAACCGTACAGAGTGGTGAAACGAGCAGTGGTTACGCCTTTGATGTGGTCGAAGGCATAAGACATGATCAGCGTAGCGCCCTGCTCGGTGGTTGCTGTCATTACCTGTGGACCCTGACCTGTCGGGAATGCCAGTTTGCCGTACATCAGCTCAACAGAACCATCAGCCCAGAAGAGGTTAGCAGGTGCTGCGTTCTTGTTGAGAATGGTGATTGCTGCTGATTCTGCCGGTTTGGCATCGACGTTTGCATATGGACGACTCGCAACATCAGTATTTTCAACAGGGAGAATCTTTGGAGAAATTGTTACGGTAGTTCCGCTAACAGCCAGAACACGGAATACCTGCGGTTGACCGGTGGTATCTTTTGTGATCTGGTGTACGGAATTCACACCGGCAATGGTGAACGCATCACCAACCTGCAAGCCAGATGCAGATACCGTAATAGTCCCCTGTCGGTTATCAACTGGCATACCATTTGAATCTTTCGCTTCAACCTTGTGTTCAGGTTGGCCTGATACTGTCAAGGATTCAGTGCTTCCTTTCGGTAATCGACCAGAAATATCGGTCTTGTAGCTATCGAAGGACGCAACCGGAGGGATTTGCGCTTTTTCGTATGCTGTCAGGGTTGCGCCCTGAGCATAGGCACGGTGACCAAGCTCGCCAGCAAGGTCTTTGTAGTTGAAGGGGTTCCAGAAAGAGCGACGGTTGATACCCTGAGGTACACCAATCGCCGTCATGGTGGCATCAATACCTGCCGCACAGTTCCACAAATCACGGCCCTGTGTACCTGCGGTTGAGTCAGCCATCGTGATCACGTTAGTAGCACGCTGCGTGACCATGGAAATCAGGTCAGAGTCAATCTGTGCAGCAAGGCGCATACCTGCGGCGCGACCAGCTTCAGTTTTATGTTCCGGATCACGCATTTCACGCGCATCCAGAGTGTACAGAATGTTTTTCGGCTCCTTGAACACTGAAGGAACAAGGCGCTGAACCAGTGCTGTTGGCGTTTTGCTGCTGAGGTCGAGGCCTTCCTCAATATTCATGTGGTAATGCTGCGGACGATACAGAACATCACCTGCTCGCTGCATTGCTGTATCACCGGGACGGAATTTTTTAGCGTTACGGGAAACTACGCAGGCGGCCTCAAAGCCTTCAACGTAGTTTTCGAACATGATTTCAAGGTCTTTTGCTAATTGGTTAGCCATGCTTAATGCTCCAATAGGTTATTTTTTTGCCTTTTTAGCGGCGAAATACGGCGTCCAGTCACCAGTTTCCAGCGCCTTGGCTTTCAATTTGTCGAGGTTGTTGATTACTGCGCCGTTGCTCCCCTTAACCGTCGGGGTTGTGGCTGCCGTGGTTTTTGCTTTTGGCATGATTCTGGCCTTCGATTCGATACGTTCCAGCAGACGACCAATTGCTACGGGGTTGGTAGCTTCTGCCAGTTGCTTGCGCAGTTCAGCGTTGCGACCAAGCGCCAGAACAACGATTTCCGGCTTCTCTGACTCAAACAGGATCGCGTTTTGTGTCTCGATGGGGATTTCCTCGAGTACGGCCTGCTCAGCTTCCTGATAGCCAGGAACTTTGAGAGCCTTAACACGTTGCTGATATTTGGATAATCGCTCTTGATAGGCAGCCTGAAGCTCCTGCTCCTTCTGCTTGCGAGCCATCTCCTGTTGCTGGTACTTGCCATTATCCTCTGCCCACTTAGCCATGCGTTGCTGGTAGATTTCTTCATCGAAACCGATGTCCTCATCATCCAGTTTTGGCATTCGCGGTGGTTGAGTGATTACCGGCTGCTGCTCGACGGGTTTCTGAGACTGACGCATCAGCTCTTTCAGCTCGCGGTCTTTCTCTTTAATCGTCTTGCGCAGGTGTTTTACCAGTCCATGCTCAGCGCCATCTTCGCTGGTTGGCGAATCCAGCTTTTCGTCACCAAAGTAGAATTCCTGTTCTGATTCGTCGTCATCAGTTTCAGTAGCCTCCTCTGCATCATTGCCTGAGGACTCACTGCCATCTTCTGTTTCGACTTTTTCAGCCAGTTCGACATCATCAGGAATCTGCTCTGACGCGTCGGTTTCGATTTCAACTTCTGGTGTGTTTTCTGCCATCTGGTCCATTTGTTACCCCTGTTTACTCGATGTTCAGCCCATCGGAAGGCAATAGGGTGCCAGGCCTCATAAAGACAGCCATTGCACGTTATGGGTTAATTACTGCTGTGGTTGTTGCTGAGTTGATTTTTGCAGGATGCTGCTGATGTCCATGCGCTGCGCATGGCCCTGTGCCTGACTTTTCAGGACAAGCTCTGCATCAGCACGGGCATTGTCTCCTTGCTGTTGCTGGAACTGTCCGAGCAGTTTCAGAGCCTCGCGGATATCAGATTTCTGCTGGCTATCGGCAGATGCGAGGATTTTCACAACATTTGCCGCTGCAACCTGAGCATCAGTCTGTGCCTGGAATGCTTTAACCTGAATGGCTGCCTGCTCGTTCTGCGCTTTCTGCAATTCAGCCTGACCAGCAAGAAGCTGACCTTGCGCAGCAACCATAGCCGGATCTGGCTGACTGGCCTGTTGTTGTTTCGCCTGCTCAACCATCTGCTGTTCTTCTGGCGTTCTCGGCTTGATAACTCCAGACAGAAGCAACTGATTGCGGTTGTATTCTTTAAGGTCGTCCATCCCTTCGCCGTCCATATTGTCGAGGATCATCGACGATACAAGGTCGTGTTTCGGCGTTCCGGGCGGGATAAGTGCCAGCATGGAAAGTAACGACTTAACCGTTGCGTCACGGCGAGTAGCGAACGACTGACCGACATCGACAGTCACTTCATAGTTACCCTGCGAAAGGTCGTTAAGCGCGATAACCTGCCCTGTCTGACGGTCAACCACTTCACCAGTCATCAGCGCCACGTCATCGCTGCCATCCTCATTAACGATGCGCATTGGCGTATCGCTGCCATAGACTTCACGAGCCATAGAAAGCCACACGACGCCAGCACGGCGCATGGATTTAGCCATGTTGTCCATGTAGATATAGGACTGCGTGTCCATCCGGTTAAAGATGCTATCAACGGTATCGGTAGCGACGTTGCTCGGCATGTTCTCAAGCTGCGACGCACCTGTAATTTGCTGAATAGCCGTTCCGGTGTACTGCAATAGCCCGGCAAGAGCTGGCGGCATTTGTGTCGGAGGTGTCCAGCCAGCAACCTGAGCTTCTGAAATGACTGTTCCGTTTTTGTCCTTCTTGCTGGTCATAGGAAGAACTGCAGGTCTTTTCTTATTCCTCTCTGCCCAGTGATTCATTAATGGGCCGGGAATGAAATCAACATCCACGATAGGAATGCCATCACCGCCAGCCTGAGTGGCGTTATCTGCAATCATGGAAACCATCAGGTTCTCAAGACGCTGTGCATCCATCGCTTTTGCTGCGTGGCCTTCGATTCGCTCCTGATTATCAACAAATGAGCGACGCCCATATACCGGGATGAGTGGAATATGTTCGCCCGGAATACGCTTCGGTTCTTCCAGCCATTCAGCGCCAGACAGAAGGCCGCAATAAACGCGGCGTTTCTTCACCGTTCGCTCACCAATCAGTTCGAATGCGCCATCGGTTAGCTCGTCGACAATATCTTTGATTTGATCTTCATCATAGATTGCCGTTTCTCCGCTAACAGGGTTGCGCCACGCCGTGAGCTTCACCTTCTCTATGCGGACTTCGTAGTAACGTCCAACATAGATGGCATCTGGCGTTGACCAGTCATATTGAGTGCCAGTGTCATCACGAGAAAGGCTTGCCGCGATGGAATCAGGGTATTCAGCCTCGAACGCTTTAGGCGTCATGGAGAACATTTCCATAGCCCACATAGCATCAGAGCGGTCATATTGCTTGCTGTCCTGATCAAAGAAGACGCATGTCGCTGGGTCGTAAACAGGAAGAAGGCTGATGCGGCGCTGCTCGTTACTCGGATCCATTTCATCTTCGTAATCGGCACACATGCGGAAACAACCGAATCCACCCGTTACGGCATCATCAAATGCGTTATCACACGCTTCGCCACCGGATGTTTCCTGATAGTCAGCGCGGAATTTGCCGTTCATTTTTTCGGCTAAAGCTTCCGATGCCTTGTCATCCTTCGGCCTGAATTTAACGCTGATGCGATTCTGTCGATACTCGCCAATGATGCGATCACATTCACGGGAAATCTTATTCAGTTCAAAACGCGGATAATGCTCAAACCTGCCTTCATCAAATGAGTAACCAGCGTTTGTGCTGCCTTCCCACTGTGCGCCGGACACCCGGACGAAACGCTGAGCCTCAATAATCTGCTCACGCATATCCTGCGTTGCTGACCAGGCATTATCAAAGTTGCACAGCACCTTGCGATGCCAGTCAGTCATCTTTTTTTCTGCCATATCAACCTACACCACAAGGAATTGAGTAACTGGAATAGTCGGGTTGCGCAGCCGACTCCGGGCAATGCATACACATCATCAGCGCATCAGCCAGGTTAGGAGATGGAATACCGAGCTTCTGCTTCATTTCGACCTTAGTCATTAGCTCCAGCTTCCCGTTGTTATTGAATTTGCGCTGAATCTGCGTCAATTCTGCAAACAGCTTCTCCAGCATCTTCTCGCCTATCGCTTCTTTGTCGAAGCTCAGCATGTCGTCGGGGTCTGCATACTCACCGTAGACAACCGCCCGATATGTCAGATACAGCCTGTCAGCCAGCGCGTAATAGAATTGTGCTCGCTTATTGCGGAACACATCGCCAATAGTGCGAACGTTGTCACCCTGTACGACTTCATCAGCCCATGCTCCGGCTTGATACGGTGCATCTTCATCGAATGGCGATTCGCTGCCCTTGAACATCGTGGCGGTGATTTTCTTGCCGGAAAACGCTTCCGTTGTCTGTCTGCGTAGCCCGGCACCAACACCATCACCATCCCACAGGTAATGGTCAGCGCCGTCTTCAATCGCCAGCGAAGTAGCCCAGTCAGCACCCTCGTTGATGTCCATCAGCAGACCTTCGGCAATGCGCTTAACTACCGAACCGTGACGCGATGCATAACCTTTAGCATCTGGCCCTGTATCTGATGGGTCATGCGCAGAGACAACAGCGCCTTTCGCTTTCCATCCGAGTTTCTTGTGCGCATCGGTTGCGGCTTCAAGCCATTCACGTTTGATAATTGCCATATCACTTGCGCTCACTGGCTCACCAAGCCAGATGTGACGATACAGTGTCGGATTTCTGCGTTTACACTCTTCCATCTCCAGACGGAGAACTTCAGGAAAGTGCGGGTTGTCGGTGTAGTTCACCGTCAACAGGCAAATATCATCAGGAGGATTTACGACGAATCGCTGATAGGTATCGTCGAGTATGTTCTTCGGGTTAAAGCTCACCCATATTTCAGAGAACGGCTTACGGATGGTTGGTATCAGGATATCCCATGATTCCTTCGTTACCGCTTCCGCTTCTTCCACCCAGCAGATATCAATACCTTCGAGCGATTTAATCTTCGTCGGGTTGTTTTTGATGCCGTAGAACATGAATTCAGCATTCGTTCCGAGATGACGAATCATTGAACGCTGAATTTCAAACTCAGCCGAATATCCTTCACGCTCGATGGTGTCTTCAAGCAGCCGGATTACCGAATCGCTGATACTGTTTTGCAGTTCACGAGCGCAAAGAATACGCACTGGCTGACGACGCGCCGCTTCAACAAGCAGCCTCGCAATTGCCCATGATTTACCGCTACCTCGACCGCCTTTGGCGACTTTGTAGCGATGCGCCTCAATGAACGGTTCAAAGATAGGATTAATCGAGGTCATTTTCCGAACAGAGTGCTCATCGGTGATGTTTCAATCTGAATTGCGCCGCCGTCTTTGCCTGTTAGCTCGTGATCAACCTTGTCGCGCCATTTATCCTTCTGTCGGTTCTTAAGCCAGAAGATGGCGGCAGTTGTATCAGGCGGGTAATACTTCTCAAGCGGAGTTTCGACAATTCTGTTTTCAATAACACGAATATCGATGTCTGGAGCCACGAAGCCCATAGCGCGTTGATAAAGACGGTCACTAACTTCTGCATCAGCGACGGCCTTACCCTTTTTTATGGACTCCGAAAACTCAGGATAATCAAGCTTCCACTTGTTAATAGTTGACTCACTGACTTCGAAGAAATCAGCAAGCTCTGCATCGGTGTAGCCCAGCAAGCACAGTTTGCGTGCCTGTTCGGCATACGCCTCTTGATACTTTGTTGGGCGCGCCATGTTTATGCTCCGGTGGTGAACAGGTATAACGCTTCCTTCGATTTACGCACCGCTTCGATAGTGCGGGTAGTGATATCTGAATTAGCGCCGCCTGACTGGAAGTGAATTTTGAATAGCTCAAGCTTCAACTCGTCAGTGCCGATGAATTGAAATGCTTCTTCTGCGGCTGCGTTCTGGTTCATGACCAGCTTGTAAATCTCTAACTGGAATTTCTGTTCTTCAGTCATGGGAATAATCTCTGCCATTGTTGGCTCCGTTTATCCGTTAAAAGGGATATCAGTTAAGTTATCCCGTGTAGGGTATAAGCCATTGTCGAGACCACTCATTGAATGGTCTCTGCAATAACCGATGTCTTTCCATCAGTCCGCCACCACAAAGAATCTTTTTTGCCATAAGGCAGGAGGTTCATCTTTCAGTGGCTGCCAGTGTTATTTCCCCACTTACTGGCTTGGGTTGTTTCGCTGTACTGCCGTTAATTAGTGACCAGAAATTAACTCCGGTTTCATTATCAAGCCCACCCGTAGATAGGCTTTGTAATGACATCTTCAATTAATCAGCAGTTCAGGCTGTGTCACCTGCAAGATGTATTCATGCTCGACAGCCAGGACACGCTTCTCTTTCTTCCGTTCGTTCATTAACCGACTGCCGATCGTACCTTTCAGCTTTGAGCGTGTTTCTTTGATGGCGTAGCGGTGCTGCATTTCTTCGCCAATTGCCATGCGGCGGCTCAGTTGCTCTGCCATCCAGTTGAATGCTGCGATATAGCTCTCCTTGATTGCCGCAGCAGCTTTCCCGGTGAACCCCATCACAACCATGATCCAGCCATCTTTCGTCAGGCTGTACATCGGGCGAACCTTGCCCTGCTCATCGATATAATCAGCCGACGCAAAATTGCGTTGGCTAAACTCACGCGAGCAATCAGCCTTAACCTGCTCGATTTTCCTGAGAACATCACCGTGTCGCTTGCCGAAGTACTTGGCAATTTTTCTGGATGTGGTAACGACCTCTCCGTTTTTGGCTTGCACCATTTCTCGGAAGTCGAAGGCTGGAATAACTGAATGATTATTCATAGCGTCTTTACCTTTTAGAAAGTGAGCCTGTCTCACAGAAAAGCCGCCCGAGAGAGGTCGCCACCTATAACGGCATTTCTCAGGCTCGCTTACTGAAAGGCTCTCGTTAATATGCGCGTGAGATGCGCTGTGAAATTCAGATATAAAAAGCCCCGCGAATGCGAGGCTAAATCCTGGTATTTGTAATGAACTGGCTCTTATCTCAACGCAGCCCCTTACTGCGCGCAAGATGCTCAATATCAAGCATCAGCAATGAGATGTTTAATCTGGATTCACTCCAGAAGTGATCATCACCCTGTCTACAGAGCCAGATGTGAAGGATGATGAGTAAAATTATCGCTATCATCGAAGGCATTGCGTCCTGATGTATTCCTGAAGCGTT